TATGAAGGAAGTCCCACAAAAAAGGAGATACATTAATGGCAATTACATTTAACAAAGCAAAGGGTGCAGCTCAAAAAAGTTCAATCAACACTTTTGTTCCACAGGACGGCGACAATAATGTTCGGCTTGTAGGCGACGTATTGGCTCGTTACGTTTACTGGATCGAAGGCGAAAATGGTAAGAACATTCCTTTGGAGTGTCTTTCATTTGATCGAGATGAAGAGCGTTTTAACAATAAGGAAAAAGACTGGGTTCGTGAGTACTATCCTGATCTGAAGTGTGGCTGGAGCTATGCTATGCAGTGCATTCATAACGGGGAGCTAAAAGTCTTCAATTTGAAGAAAAAGCTGTTCGAACAAATTATGACTGCAGCAGAAGATCTTGGAGATCCTACTGATGTACAAACTGGTTGGGATGTAAAGTTTAAGCGAGTTAAAACTGGCCCTCTGCCCTATAATGTAGAGTACCAAGTACAGGTACTCAAGTGTAAGTCACGAGCTCTTGATGAAGATGAGCTCGCACTCATTGCCGACCTGAAGTCAATGGATGATGTTATGCCTCGTCCGACTCCAGACGCGCAAAAAGAGCTGCTCGATAGAGTACGCGAAGGTGTTAGCAACGATGCTAATGTAGACGAAGAAGCACTAGAGAAAGAGTTTGACGTTGCATGATTCTTTTTACAGCCGACTGGCACATAAAACTGGGACAAAAAAATGTCCCAGTTTCTTGGGCTTTAAACCGTTACAAACTATTTTTTGAGCAAGTTCATAGCTTAGAAAAGATGTGCAATATGCACATTATAGGAGGCGATCTCTTTGATCGCCTTCCTAATATGGAAGAGTTAGAACTTTATTTTTCTTTCATACGAGATGTTACTATTCCTACGATTATCTATGACGGTAATCATGAAGCTACTAAAAAACATAAAACCTTTTTCACTCAACTGAAACAGGTAAGTAGAGATATTAATCCTTTAGTACAAATAGTAGATATCTCATATGTAGATAAAGATATTGGGTTCAATATACTTCCTTATACAGAATTGCATAGAAAAGAAAGTATTGAAAAATTTGATACACGATTTCCATTATTTACTCATGTTCGTGGAGAAATTCCTCCCCATGTCAAGCCAGAGGTGGACTTAGGCAGGTTCGAGGATTTTCCTATTGTATTTGCTGGAGACTTACACGCACACAGCAATACTCAGAGAAATATTGTGTATCCTGGCAGTCCTATGACTACTTCCTTTCACAGAACTTCTGTAACTACCGGCTATCTCTTAATAAATCCAAACGACTGGTCTTGGATGTGGGAACCTTTTGACCTTCCACAATTGATAAGGAAGACGGTAAAAAGCACAGAAGAAATGTTAGCTACAGACTACGATCATACAATATATGAAATAGAAGGCGACATACAAGAGTTGGCAGAAATAAAAAACTCAGAACTATTAGACAAAAAAGTAGTTAAGAGAAATAGTGAGGCCGCTCTCCTTCTAGATAAAGAAATGACAGTCCAAGAAGAGCTAACAGAATACTTGCAATTTGTACTCGAGATAGAAGAAGCACGGATACCAGATATTATAGGAACTTTTAATGATTACGCTTCAAAAGTTGCAATGGAATAACTGCTTTAGCTACGGAGAAGGCAATGAAATAATGCTAGATGAAAGGACTTTGACCCAAATACTAGGAACAAATGGTATGGGTAAAAGTTCTATTCCTTTAATTATAGAGGAGGCATTATATAATAAGAACTCCAAGGGAATTAAAAAAGCAGACATACCAAATAGGTATGTAAATAATGGTTATGATATAGTTCTTGATTTTACTCGTGATACCGATGAATACAGAATAACTGTAAATCGTAAAACAAATGTAAAAGTAAAATTTGAAAAGAATGGAGAAGATATATCTAGTCATACCGCTACAAATACTTATAAATCTATACAAGAAGTTATAGGTATAGATTTTAAAACTTTCTCACAACTTGTATATCAAAATACAAACGCAAGCCTACAATTCTTAACAGCCACAGACACTAATAGAAAAAAGTTTTTAATCGAGCTTTTATCTTTAGAAAAGTATGTAGAACTTTTTGAGTTGTTTAAGGCAGCCGCCAGAGATATATCTTTGGAAGTTAGTGCACTTGATAGTCAGGTAAGTACGATAGAAAAATGGTTGGCAGATAACAAATTGACCGATACGAAGGTACTGCCGATGTTAAATTTAGAAATTGACACGGAAGAAGAAGAGAAAGAATTCCGATTTTTAACAAAAGAAATTGAAAATATTTCCGAAAAAAATAAAAAAATTTCTAAAAATAATTCTTATAAAGACTTACTTAGACAAATTGATATTGACGAAGCTAGAAACTGTGTAATTACTAAGAAAGAATCTTATGATGATTTACAGTCAGAGTTAGGAAGTCTCAACGGGGTCGCAGCGGGGGCAAGAAAACTTTTAGAGAAGTTAGAAAAACTGGGAGATCATTGCCCTACTTGCGAACAAGAAGTAGACCCTGATTTTAAACAAAGCCTTCTTGACAGCGAAGCACTAAAAATTGCAGAAGCAAGGTGGAAACAGGATGAAATTGAAACAAGAATATCAGAAATTAAACGAAACAATCGAGACTACGACAATGCTCAAAAAATTCAAAGAGATTGGGAAGATATGTATCGAAGTATTGATAGAAGTCTACCAGTGGCCCTCTTGGATAAAAACGAGCTGGAAGAGCGCTTGGCTCGAGTACGAGATGACTTGGACAGAAGAAAAAGTGAAGTGGCAAGAATCGCGAAAGAAAATGAACAGCGAACAAAACACAACACAAGAATCCAAGTAATACAAGAACAAACAGATGAATTTTGCTCTCAGCTAGAAAAAGCGAATGAAAAGTTAAAGAGTATAGGAGAGCTTTCATCGAATTTAGAAGTACTAAAAAAATCTTTTAGTACAAATGGTTTGATTGCATACAAGATCGAAAATCTTGTGAAAGAGTTGGAAGAACTCGCAAACCACTATTTAGCAGAACTTTCAGACGGTAGATTTACACTTGAGTTTGTAGTAACAAATGACAAGTTAAATGTACAAGTCACTGACAATGGAAATGTTGTAGATATTCTTGCACTTTCGAGCGGAGAACTAGCCCGGGTTAATACAGCCACTCTAGTTGCTATTCGAAAGTTGATGAGTAGTATTTCCAAATCCAGGATAAATGTACTATTTCTGGACGAGGTTATCAACGTTCTTGACGAAACAGGTCGAGAAAAAATAGTAGAAGTTCTTCTTCAAGAAGATCTAAATACTTATATTGTTAGTCACGGGTGGAGTCACCCACTGCTTGAAAAAATAGAGGTTATTAAGTGCGACAACGTCAGCAAACTAGAGTATTAAATAGATTAGCTTCCAGTAGGAGGCAATGGATAGCACAGGAAAAAGAAAATGAAAATGAGAGAGAAGATAGTGGAAGCGCTGAAAGCGAAATACTTCGGGCAGATGAAAGAGGCGGAGGCAAATATAGAGATATATCTGGAAAGCCCAGTTGGTATTGGAGAGCACCCAGAAATAATAGACGCCATTGATACTCAAGTAGCAAAAATTGCGGAAGCCAAAGAAAAGTTTCAAGTGTTAGAAGAGTTTTACGATGGTAGACAGTAGGGCTAAAGGAGCACGAGGAGAGTATCTTGTTCGAGATATGCTTCGTAAATACACAAATCTTCAATTTGAAAGAGTGCCTAATTCCGGCGCTCTCGAATATTTAAAAGGAGATTTGTATATTCCTCATACAAAAAATAAATACTGTATAGAAGTAAAAAATTATGCAGACTCTCCTCTTACTGACAGAATGTTTACAGCACCTAAAACGAATAATTTAATTCGTTGGTGGAATAAATTAAAGATACAAGCAGAGCAAGGGAACCAAGAGCCTTTGTTATTTTTTAAATATAATCGTTCTCCAGTATTTGTAGTTACAGATACTCCGCCTGAAAGTACTCAAGAATATATGTTTATATGTTTTTTACAATGTTTTGTACTTTTGGCAGAAGAGTGGTTAGATAAAGAAAAACCGGAGTTTTAAATGGCATTTAGTTTTGAAGATAAACTAGCCGAAGATTTATCCCCCTGTACTCTAGTTGTTGATGCTTTGAACCTGGCTTTTCGATGGAAGCATCAAGGAAGAACAGATTTTAGATATGAATTTGAAAGTACAGTTCAAAGTTTAGCAAGATCATATTCAGCAGAACGAATAATAATTGCTGCAGATTGGGGAGCATCTTCATACCGTAAAATAATTAGTGAGGATTATAAACAGAATAGAAAAGAAAAATTTGCAGAACAAACCGAAGAAGAACGAATAGCTTTTGAAGAATTTTTTGAAGAGTTTGAAGCAAGTCTCGAAGTTATGAATGAGAGCGGGTATACCGTTCTTCGATATAAAGGTGTAGAAGCAGATGATATTGCAGGACACCTTGTAAAATATAAAGACAAATATGGGCTAGGAAATATATGGCTGATATCTAGTGACCGAGACTGGGACTTATTAATACAAGAAGGTGTAAGTAGATTTTCTTATGTGACGAGGAAGGAAGTCACGCTAGAAAACTGGAATGAACACTATGATTGTACTCCTGAAGAATATATATCGGTTAAGTGCCTTATGGGAGACAAAGGAGATAATGTAGCAGGGTTTCCTGGGGTAGGGCCGAAACGCGCAGTAAGTCTTGTAAAAGAATATGGAAGTGCATACGATATTTATGAAGCTATACCAATAAACAGTAAATACAAATTTATACAAGGATTGAACGAAAATCCAGATCAAATCCTTAAAAATTATGAACTAATGGATCTTCTTACATACTGTGATGATGCACTAGGCGTAACTAATTTTAAGGATATTCGAGGGAGAATGCTAAATGAGTTTTAATGTGGTTGTCGATTATGCACGAGATGCGTACCTATCAGAGTTCAGTAAGAAAAC